ATTCGCAAGTATTTTGGAGCATTTCTTAATTATTACAAAGCTCGTGCTGGATTTACCTTGTATCATGGTATCGGAAAAGATCGTGAAGAAGTCTGGAAGTTGTATTATGAAGAGTTGGCTCGTATGTCACCCGTTGGTATTGATTATGATTATACTAATTGGGACGGATCTGTCACTCATTCAGCTTTCCAGTTTTTCCAGGATTACTGATGCCTATTATGAGGGTTGTCCGCGTGAACATGTTTGTGCAAGACATGCTCTTTTGGAATCCTTGCGGTGTGCTTATCACATTATTGGAAACCAAGTTGCTTTTTCCCATCAGGGAAATAAGTCTGGGAATCCTTTTACGGATGTGTTCAATTCGGTTGCTAACACGTATGTGCAGTATATTGCTTTTGTTGCTACGACACAGCTTGACATTTCGGAATTTGATCACCGTGTGCGGATGCTTACGTATGGGGATGACGTTATCCAAACTATTCGCGTTGATACTGTGGAAGCCTACTCTGGTAAGCGCGTACAAGAAGTTTTGGGTGTTCTGGGTTATACAGTGACCTCGGCGCTCAAAACTACAGAGATGGAAAATTATCGAAATTTGGAAACTTTGACGTTTCTGAAGTCCCGTTTTGTTCGCCATAATGATGTTGTCTTGTCTCCAATGCCTGTGAAGGATATCTACAAAGAATTACGTTATCGTCCGAAAGCGTTTGATGGCGATGATGCCGATTTGCGTTTGCGTTTGTTGGTCACTCAGCGTTTCATGGTTCATCATGGAGAAGAGGCGTTGAAAGAGTTCCAAGGACAGTGTCGTGAAAGAGGTGTTCCGCCAGGATGGGTAGCGATGTCCTTTGCCGCTGCCATTTCCGAAATTCGTTTGAAACAACAATCTGCTGTTCTTTATTAATTGTGTTCGTTTATTCGTATTTACTCGTATTTACTCGCATTTATTCGTATTTAACCGCATTTATTTTACTTTTATTTTAAGTTTTCTAATTCCCGGTGTGCCACTAAGGTATTTTAACCCGGGTGCGAGCAGTATTAATGCTGTTACGCCGATCTCTTAAATATTAGTTGGGCTCAACTACAAGATATTGTAGAAATACATACACCTGGGTCCATGGGAACGTACTTGAAATACGTTTCTACCCTAAGGTG